ATTTTTTGAAACTCTAAATAATTCATCAAAATATTCTTTTGATGGTATTTGATTATCCCATTTTTTATTATCGTTAAATATTCTTGTTTTAACATTAATCCCATACGGCGGGTCAACAATAGCCAACTCAAAATAGTTATCAGGAAACTGACTCATGTATTCTATGCAATCTATATTTTTAACTTCGCTTATCATAATATTTCTTTATAACGTGTATACTTACCTTCAAATGACATCGGAATATCTATACATTGTCCGTGACGATTTTTGCCGATGATTAATTCACAATCATTTTCAATGTCGGGTTTTACATCTAAATAGTACGATGGTCTGTAAGGGAATAAAACGACATCAGCATCTTGTTCTATTTGTCCTGATTCTTTTAAGTCCGTTAATTGTGGTCTATCTTCTTTGCCGTCTCGATTTAATTGTGCAAGTGCAATCACAGTCACTCCAGTTTCACGAGCAAAGTTTTTTAAGGCAGTTGAAATAGTCGCTACATTTTTACGAGTATCTTTTTCGTTTGCGTCCATCTTTTGTAAATAGTCAATTACAACCACATCTAAACCTTTACGGGCTTTCAATAATTTGCAAACCGATATTATACTAAAAACGTTATTGTCTTTTGAATCTATCACATCAAAATCGTGTTCATTGTTGTAAAGCATCTCAGATATGTTTTCAATGTCTTTAGATGTCATATTAGCGTTGCGAATTTTATAATTTTCTATGTTAGAAAAATAACTGATTTGTCTTTTTGCAAGTTCTTCATCTGACATTTCAATTGAAACAAATAAATACTTTGCAAATTTACATCCTTCAATACAAAAGTTTAAACCAAGTGCAGTTTTTCCCATACCTGGTCTCGCACCTATGACAACTAAGTTACCCTTTGACCATCCACCAATGTATTTGTCTAAATATCTCCAACCAGTAGATATTCCTTCAAGCGTATTCCCTCTGTCAATTCTTTGTTGTAATTCGTCTAATACATTACCAATTACTTTTGACATTGGTTTTATTTGATTTTTAACGCTTATTCTACTTTCTTGAATACATATATCCAATTTATTCTGTAAGTCGTTTAATTCATCGTTAAAATCGATTTTAGCGATATCTTCAACAAGTTTTGTTTTCTTATAATTTACTTCAAGTAATAACAAATCATAATCTAATGTTTTATCTGTGACGAATTTTCGTGTAAAATCCGTCAACTGAAATGCATAATCTTTAAAAAATGGAAATAAAGTGTGTAGTGCTATTGGTTTACTATCGTAGTAAAGTTGTTGCATTATCGTCACAACTCTTGAATTGAAGTCGTTAAACCATTTAGGGTTTACACTTGGTAGTTTTGTTTTTGCATAATCGGACATTATAAATGCACCCATTATATTGTCTTCTGAATAATTAATCATTTAAATTTGCTCTCCTTTCTAATCGTGGTTGTACTGGTTGTTTTGTATCAACTTCATCTTGCCATCTTTTTTTATTTAAATATGTTGAAAAGTATGGTTGAAATTGTTTGTCTTTAAAACTTTTAACAAAATTAGGAATATGGTTTTTAATTATTTCATACTCACTTGATTTTATTTTTTTAAATGCGTTTACGCTTTCTTCTTTGTTTAATTTTTTATTGTATAAATTCCAAAGGTCATTAAATATATTTATATCATTATCATTTACACTATCACTTACACTTACACTATCAGCTTTTTTGGGTTTATTAAAAAAGGGTTGGGTTATTTGGGTTTCTGTGGGTTTCTTTGGTCGACCACCTTTTGCACCATTAACTGATTGTTTGTCAACGTATTCTTCATAACGCTTCAAATCACGTTTTAATGATTGTTTGATAGGTTCAAACGCAATGTTAATAATCAAATCCTCAGTAATTGGATTTTCATCGTTCACATAAGCAAAAATATGCTTAATTAATTTACCAGCAATTTCGTCTGGTAGTTGGTTAAATACTCCACTTTGGTCTGTGTAAAGTATAAATGATTTTTTGTCTTTTGCCATAAAAAAACCCCATCAAATATGTAGCAGTAGGATTGCAAACACATTCAATAGGGTAAAAGTGGTTAAAGTATAGAGATATCCTACATCTCACTTAACGAATCAAAGATAATGCTTTTTATTTAATATTCAAATATTATCTACCATTTTCTTTATGCCATTTTCTATGACATTGACCACATAAAGTAACACCATTATTAATATCATATCTTAATTCTTCATTGTCTTTAAACGATTTAATATGGTGTGCGTGTAAATCATAAACACTACTGCATTCAGTACATTGTTTGTCACGTAATTTTACCATACTTGACCAAGCAACTTGATTAAATCCACGTTGTGTTTTTGAAGATTTAGGTGTAATGCTTTTTTTGTAAATTAATTTTAGTACAACTGTTTTTGGTTTTAAATCAAGTACCCAATTTATATCATTTACAATATGGCTCAATACCGATGATACTGATTCTACTTTTACCCCTTCTAACCAAACAATAGTATCATCTGGGTCAATGCCAATAACATGTATTAAATCATATGAATAAAATTCTTGATATTCTTCACTCCAAACATCTTCTTGATGTACAATATTATTATAATCAAATATTTCGCAACAATTTTGAACATCATCTAAATTATTAAACAAATGAGCGTATTTAGTTGGAACGGCAATTGCTTCTAATTTAGGACCACCATAATAGTCTTGAATAGTAATAAGATAATCTTGATATTCATATTGTTCAAAAACTTTTAATTCAACAACTGGCATAATTAATCTTTTTGATTTTCCAACTTTTTTTCTAATCCATAACGCAAATCTTTTGATTTATTTATTGTATATCCAATTGCTTTAAAACATTCAATATAACGATATGTAGTACGTTCACTTACATTTAAATATTTTTGTATAGTGTGAATGTGGCGTGGCTTGTCTTCAAGTAAATGCATTAATTTAATTAATCTAATAAATCTGTGCTGGTTCATTTTGTATATCCTAATTCTTTTAAAACTTCAAGTTCTTTTGCGTGTCGTTGATTGTAAACGTTACCACGTAAATTTGCATTGTCTTGTTGTACCTTTTGCCTTGACCGTCTGATACTTTCAGGCGAAGTGACCATTCGACCAGCTATTGCGTTTAAAACATCGTAGACAGATTTTGCACCAAGTTCTCCAAGTTCTTCACGCCAAATATCGGCAATCAATAATGCATCATCGTCTCTCATTTTAGTGCTTGTTTCAAGTCTTTGCTTAACTTGGTTTACTATTAGAAAACTTTTCATACTAAATTGTTTTTTAAATTGCCTTTGTACATTTTTTTCAATGCTTGGTTGCTACGCTTTGCTACTGGGTTCAATGGCTTCCAGTCAGGCATATCGTTAACGTCGATAAAATCTTGACGTGTAGCTTCAATTGGTTCTTTTTTAAGCGTAAAGTATAACATACATAAAAACCCAACACAACCGATGTAAAGGAATAATAAAATTAAATTAAACATTTTCGGTTACGTTATAAATACCTACATAAATAACGTCTTCATCTTCACCGATGATAGCGTCGTTATTTCTAAACTTTTGAGTTGTTGTGATACAACCTACTGTTGCATCTAACATCTTAAACATTACCCACTCGAAAGCATCAGCTTTACTTGGGAAATTTTGAATGATTGTCTTTTTCATATCGTTTTATTTTTTATTATATCTATTGTATAAATTTCAGGGTCATATATTCTTATCCAAACTATATTATATTTTTTAGGATTTTCAGTAACTACGATGCCATTATTACGACATCGTAGTTTATATATTGTTTTTGTCATTATTTAATATCCTTACTTGAAATTTGTATCATTCTTGGCATTGAATAATAATAATATCTTAAACCTTTTTTTGTTTCTTGTGAGTAAATTTTTAATGTTTTACCATTTGTGAAAGTTACTGTTTTTGTTGTTTCTGAAAATTTTGTTAAGTCTATCATATCTTTTGGCGTTTTATTATGATACAAATATACACACGTTTTTTATATATGCAAACTTTATTTTCAATATTGCAAAAATAATTATAAAAGATTACATTTCTTTGACAATTGACTGCAATAGCTCATTTGCGTAATATAGTTTTTCGTCAATGATTTCTTGCACATCTTCAAGTTCTATGTGGGCTATAAACAAGTTGTGTGTAGATGGCATTCTTTTGTCATAACTAACAAAGTAACCGAAGTCAACTGCACTTGCTATCATTCCCAATTGCATTTGCCAGTAGTACTCAGGATGTAATTTAAGCAAATCTTCAGCACATTTAATTGATCTATTCTTTAAATGGATTCCACTATTGAAAGGGTTTTTTATTTCGACCAAACAATTACTGCCAAGTGCGTCAGGGCTATAACCCGAGTACTCACCATAGGGTATAAACGTGTAAGTCTCGCCACCATAATAAGTGTAAAATTCATCTTGATTTTGCTGGAATACCTCAAAAGCTTCTTTTTCGTTTTCAGTACCCCACGTTAACGCTTCGCCCCATATTGGTTTGCGAATGCCAGTTAGTAGTTCACTTGCTTTGTCATATACAAATGTCTTTGCCGTCTCTGAAATGTACTCCGATTTGTTTCTCGGAGTACCCATTAGCTTGTGAATTTCTGATGCAGTGAATCTACCTTCACGGACTTTAAGCCATTCGCTTTCGTTATTTGTTATTGTAATTTCCATTATTATATTCCTCAATTCTTTTTAACCAATAATTACTTCTATTTATATCTTCCATATCTTTCCAAAACAAATATCTTTGATAAAGAAATAATAATTTGCTATCCATTATTTTTAATTTTGTGTTTTTTAATGTATTCAAGAAATTTCATTACTTGTAATCTTTCCATATCTTTTGCAACTGCAATTTCATTTGCCCATTGCTTTTGATGTTTAGCATCACCAAATATTTTTGATACTAACCATTCTACTGGTGTTGGTTCTAAATTATTTTCCATAAGTTCAAATCAAAATTTCACTTTGCAGCAATCAATAACTTTTTGTTGTCAGCACTTATAGTGTATTTTCGTTCGATGTCTTCTAACAAACCACCAGTTTGCAAATGCTCTTTTGCCTTTGCCCAATTAGGATGCTTTGGCGTTAGTTCTTCTTTCTTTGGTTGTTGTGGTACATTACCAGTCGCAGCGTTGCCGTCGTCGTCGTCGTCAATGTTTAAATTTAATATTGAAGATATGCTATAACGACGAGCATAACTCACACCACTACCAAGTTGTTGAGGGTTGGTATCGTCTTTGCATTTAATTTCATAAACGCTTTCTATACATTCACCACTATCTATGTGAATTAATTTAGTTACAACACAATTATTAATAACTGGTTGCATAATTACTAAGCCATTCTTTTTGAGAATTGGTGTGATAATAGATAAAATGTGTGGTAAGGTTGCATACTTTGAACCTTTGAAAAATGGGTTGTTTGCATCCTTGCTAATCTTCGGACATTCCATCTGAAAATTGCTTACTGATAAAAATAGTTCTTTCATATCTTGTTTTCTTTTTTAAGTTCTAATACTATTTCTGTTAATCTTCGATTACCCATATCATCGAATAAATGCCAGTCAATGGCTTCGTCTCTTAGACCATCTTCATCGTGGCTAACAAAGGTATATGGTATTAAATCTTCAGGGTATTCGTCAATGATTAGTTGTTGTACAATTTCAGCGTCATATTCAAAATCATAGTCGCCATCACACAAGTGACATTTAGCAAGGGAAAAAACAACGTAACTCATACCTTGTATTCCTTTATGATTTTAAGTGCCGTATTTAAGACGATAAGGGCTTTAGGCTGGATAACATCACCGTTAAGATATTTCCTAACCGTAGGCATAGATATGCCAGTACGTGCAGACACCTTTGAAACGATGCCGTGACGCTTGTTTAATTTGATTTGATTTATTACTTCTTGTATTTCCATAGAGCAAATATACAAAAAGTTTTTTAATATGAAAATTTATTTTACAATTTATGTAAATATTTTTTGTGCTAAGTGATCAGCTATTGACTGTGACAACGTATCTAAACGCTTTTGATTAAGAGTTGGTGCAATAAAAGGACGTGCTTTTGTACCACCTTCGCCAATATTTCTAACAATTACCTTTGCTATAACACTTTCTATACCTTTATTGAAAGCCGATTTAAACACGCCATAACGACGTTTTTCTTTCATCCATTGCAAGATGTCCTTATATGCTACTTGCTTAGGTTGTTGCCCTTCTTCGACGTTAATATAGTAGTCGTTCATTAGTACTATGTAGTTCACTCCCTTTGCACTTGCACGAATAACGGGCTTTATGTCAGCAGAAAGTGAACCACTTGCATTCGATTTGTTCTTTGCTAATTTATCCCGTAGTGCAGTAATTAAATCATTGCCCCAATCAACGATAATTCCGTTAATGTCAGGGGTTTTTAAATCATCAAATAATGATTTCTTTACGCCAATGTCAGATAAATCAACTTGTTTCATAACGCTTTTAAGGCTTCAATAAGTTTAGGGTGTGGGTATACATCGGCTTTGTCTTTGCGTACGCTATTGTGCGTGTAAACGCCATTTGAACCACTTAACGCACGTTTAGTAACGTCCCAAATATCTTCATTATAACTTAAATCAATTCCGTACTTATCCTTCCAAAGTTTTAACAACTCCACAACCGATTGTATTTGCTCATCTGTGTAGTTTTGCCAATATTTTTGACCTTTGTAAGGCGTTGCAAGTTCGCACACCTGGTCAATAGGTACTTCTGAATTTACATAAGAATAGAATTTATCGCCTTTTTTAACCAAGTAACCCCAGTTGACAATTTCAATACCTATTGAAATTTTATCTAAGTTCAAAAATGGTAAACTATTTGCTTTAAAAGGTGCGCTTGTTAGCCCTAAGTGATAAGCCCAATGTTCAGATTTGAAGCCCTGAAAAATTGTACCATCACGTCCAATAACTACACACGTACCAATTTTGCCGATTTTGTCATTTTCCCAAATTGCAAAAACATTATCGCCTTTGCCAGTACCCGCCGTGTGATGCAAGTATATTTGTTTTTTGGGTGCTACTTCTTTGTAGTAGTCGTTAAAGATTATTTGTTTTAGTTTCATTTATAAGTTTGTTTAAATACCATTGTGCTTTTAGTAAATCTTCGTGTCCGTTTTTGCGTTCATATCTCCAAATATACTTCATTACATTGCCTTTTAAATATCCCTTAAATGATTCTTGAGACATTGTGGATTTGATAGCGTCTATGCATTCGATTTCACCTTTGTAGTGTAGTGGGTTAATATTACTCATACTATTTTGCCGTTAATGATTCTCATATTATTAACGTGGAATGTATCATCTTGGTTTACATCTACACAAGCAAAGCCGTGTGACCATTTAGTATAGGCAAAAGGTCGGTAGTCAGGTGATAATGTACATAAACAACCAGTCGACCATACGCCCGTATTTTCACCATTGATATTGTTTTCTGAATGGTGTGAAACTTGGTGATTGTGACCGAACCT